TGCAAACAAACTACATAAAAATACAATCAAAGTCTTTTTCACTTCTTTTGATAACTCTTTTTTCTTGATTGCAAAAGAAAGCAGTTTGATTACCTGAAATATTAAAATTAAAAATAATACTAAAAACAATACTATAAAAATTGTCATAAAATTCCTCCTAAATTTTTTTGTATATTATACACTATTTCTAAGAGAAATTAAAGAATAATTTTAATTATACCGTTATCCCAAACTTAAAAAACAAATATTTTAGTTTCACAGTCATTATTCAATTGCCATTGTCCTGTATTTTTACATAAAAAAATCACAGCTAAATTAATAACTGTGATTTTAAATATTTTTAATTGCTATTCTAACAACCCTTCCATAACTTCATTATGAAACTGCTCTACTTTTTCCGCTATTTCTAAAAATAGTTCTTCGTAATCTGATTTCAAATCTCCTATTATAACACTTGTATCTATCTGCTGCATTGGTATCGAAACCATTCTATGTGTCCTAATATACGATAATCTAGTCAAGTTTATTTTAGGAAATTTTGATGGATCTATTTCTATATCATATACTGGATTTACATTTATTCTGTTTGGAATAGTTGAAATAGGAAGAACTACATAATCATCATTTTGAGGACTTCTTAATACTAAAGCAGGTCTTGATTTTATTGAATTTCTATGTAATCTTGTATCGTAATATTGAGTTAAACATCTGACTATTTTTCCTACCATCAAACCACCGCTTCATAATCGTCAAATTCATCATAGTACATATCCCACACATAGTCATAAGGTCTTACTTTCTTTGCGTCTTCTCTTATATCTTCAGTTTGAATTTTAATCCTTCCATTTTCTTCTTTTTTAAGCCCTTTTCGAGAATTGAGCCAAGAAATTTCCTTATGTGTTAATGCACTTAACTTCCACGATGCTAATGCTCCGTATTCTTGAATTACATTGTTTATTATGTATTTACTTTCACTTTTTATGTCTTCTGTTTCATAGTTTATTCCATCTGTTGTGTAAGAAGTTCGTACCTCTCTTGACACGGGTCCATACTTCCAGCCTTCAAATGTCTCATTAAAAAGAGGTTCATTTAAAATAGCAATTGTTTCCCTTTGCGAAAAATACAGCAACTTCTGTAATTTCATTTCATCAATAATTTCTCCTGTCACTCTTTTATATTCATTAAAAATATATTGAGCAACATTTATTATTTTTTCCATATTGCCACCCTCCTCTAGTTATCATTTGACAACTAAATTATATCTTAAAAGTAGCAAAAGTGCAACAGAAATTTAGAGTTTTTTTGACTAATATCAAAATATTACAAACCACAGTTATTATATTTAATTGTAATTGTCCTTATTTATATCCTAATCCAACGGCATTCCGCCATTAGTATGAGTTAAGAATGATTTGCCGCCAATTGTAGCGTCTCCGCTCACTTCCAAATCCCCTTCAATGCTTACTGCTCCGCTTATATTTATGGAACTGCCTTTTATACTAACTCCACTATCATTTATCGTTACAAGCGTTCCACCGTAAGCAATGTAGAAGTCATTTGATATATTCTTTTCTGCATCGCTTGTTATCTGCCCAACTACAATAGCGTTATTTATGTCAAATTTAGCACTAGAGTTTGGCTCGCAAGGTTCAGAAGCATTTCGTGCATTGAATGTATCGTGCTGGCAAAATGCTACCAAAACCTTGTCGTTTACAGATAACGGAGCATTTATTTTACATTTACTACCCCAAAATATTGGAGCAATCGGCACATTTTCAATTACTTCTACTTCATCACGAGTTCCAAAAAGTTCAGGAATATCTAGCATTTGTATACTGCAACTCATATTCGAGTTATCCACCTCTACAATTTTGGCTATTGCAAGGGTATTTAAATTATCAAAACTTCCGTTTATCATATTTTCAATATGATCCCCTACCGTCTTTTTTCTCATTTGTTGCCTCCTACTCCGTATTTATTTACAATTCTATCCCAATCTTTTTCTTTTTTCTTCCCACCACTTTTTGTGCTAGTTTTCTTATTATTCTTTTTAGAATCTTTAGAGTTTTTTCCTTTTTCTTTTTTGTTTTTATCATCTTTATCTTTCTTATCTTTTTTCTTAGATGATTTTTCATTTTTACCTTTTTTGCCTGTAACAATCTCAATTTCATTAGCCTTTTTAGTTTCCTCATCATCAAATTTAGTTCTTATTTCCAATTCTGTATAGGCATCTGTTTTAAAATTCATTACATGCTTGCCTTTTGTAATAAGATACTCCCCTTTAATTTCAAGTTGTTCAAAAGCCTTTTTCAAATCAAGGTTAATTTTAAATCCTTCCTGGAATCTATGGTCAAATATCGCTTTTAAGGTATAAGTTCCGTCATTTTCTTTGACATCTTGAAATCTGTTTGGATCAAACTCTAAAACACCTCTGTTTATCTTATCTCTTGGCTGAAACGTTACAACTCCGTTCGTTATAAAGAAAACACTTTTTGTATCTTTTGCTAGTTCCTTGAAAATATGTTTTACGTTGTTATGTAGAGTTTTGCCGTCCTTATAATCGATATCTTTCCCAAGTTCTATTGTTCCAGCCTTTAATTTATCCAGTTTAGACAAAATAAGTTTTATAATCGTACTTGCCTTAGTTCCTTTTCCAGTCTTTAAATTAATTTTTGTGTCCTTGTATTCATCGTTGTAAGTATTGCAAGTTATCTCAAATTTCTTGTCAGCATTGTTCCAACTTCCTTTCAAACTTTCAATAATTCCTTTGTAAATAACTCCAATATCCTTGTTTTTTCCATCGTTCCAGTATCCTGCTTCAATAACTACTTCCACACCTTTTTTCAGTTTCTTAATCATTTCGTCTGTTAAGTTGTAGATAACTATTTTAGCAATATTCGTACTCTCAGTAATGTCAAACTCTGTTTCTATCTCAAAGTCAGGCGATGAATCAACACCATTTTCAACTTGAAACCTTTCAAACTCAATTTCTTCTGTTTCACTTCCGTTTTTCACTTTAAACGTTACTTTTGCATATCTGTCCCACAGAATATAATAATTATTGCTATTTTGTGTATTTTCAGCCATTAAACCACCACCATAATATCTTGCAATACTCCAGCTGTTTCCGTTGTAAATTCAACATCAAAGCCATTTAAATTGATTGGTAAAGCTATCATTTTGACGTTTGGAAATTCCTTATATCTTCTCCTGCATATCAGAAATAAATCTTCATAAGTATTAATTCTCTGTCCAATATGCAAATCCTCGTTATCGCTCTTTATATCCAAATACCAAAGCCCCCTAATGTTATAAATATCCAACGTTGCTACAAGCATCTTTTCTCCATCATCAAGCAATATTTTATAACTGCTCTTGCCGTTTTCTTTATACGTAATGTCAAAACTGTATAATTTTTTCATTCTATAACATCTCCCGCTCTAGGATCAATTTCAAATTCATTTTGCATTGATTCATTTAAATTAACTTCTTTAACTTCCCTGTTCTGCGTACTTGCTTCAGGAACGTATGCTTCCGTTGTTGTTTTTCCATCAGCTGTAGTAAATTTAAGCAAATTTATTTCTTTCAGATTTATTGAAACCTTAATACTTGTGTAGCTTTCGTAATTTTCGGCATAGCTGACACTTGTAATTGCAAGAGGAGCGTAAACTTTATTTAATTTAGTGTACATAAACATTGTGTAATTTCTTTTTCTTGATTCTTTAACAAGTTTTTCAAGCTCATCTTTCCACTCTTTACCATGCAAAATTACTTCGATTTTTAATGTATAAGGATTTACGAACATATTTTCATTGAAATTGTCTTTTAAATAAGATTTGTACCCTGTTATCTCATTATCCTGGCTGTAATCAGTTGAAAGAACTAAAAGGGGTATAGTGCCTAAAAATCCATTAGGCTTAATACCAAAATACTTTAAATACAGTTTTTCAAGTTTATCTTTCTGAACTTCAAATTCAGCAAACTTTGTCTTTAAAAAATCTAATACTTGCATTCTATCCCCCTTTACACTATCCCTAATTTTTCAAGTTCACGTTTCAATTCCTGCAATGTTTCATCAGTTCCAGTAACATTGAATACAAAGTGATTATTATTTGTAACAACTGTTCCTGTTTCTTTTGCACCGCCACGTGTATTTTTCTTGATTGATTTTAAGTTTCCTAACATATCACGAGTTGTAGTATTTCTGGCAATCATAGAACCGTTTGGCAACCAAATAGCTTCGTCTCCGTGTTCATCTGTAGTAGTCATATTGTTATAACGCCAACCAGGAAAATAATCTGTTCCTGTTGCCATAGTACCGTATTTAGGAATACCTCCACCCATATTATGCTTCATTCTTTGAGTATCTACAGCATTTTTATAACTACTAACAACTTTTCCTGCATGATCCAATGCTCCACCAATATCTCCGTTCAAGAGAGCTTTCATTGCTGCTCCAGCTTCTCTTGCTGCAGCTATCAATCCGCTTATTTTTCCAATCATATCACTAATCGCGTTTCCGACCACAGTTTTTACGGTATTCCAAACTCCATTAACTATATTTCTGAATGTCTCATTTTTTTGATAACACTCAACAAGTAAACCGATAAAAAAACCAATTGCACCTCCAAGAGGTCCTCCTAATATAAATCCAGCAATTGCTCCTATTACTGTTATCCAATGTTGTTTTATAAAATTCCAAATTGCGTTGACAGCGTCCCTAAACCAGCCTACATTGTTGTATAACCATAATAACGCCATTCCAATTGGTCCACCTAATAAGAAAGCTCCTAAATAACTTAATATTGTTACCCAATGCTGTTTTATGAAATCCCAAGCACCATTAACTCCGTCCCTAAACCAAGTTACGTCATCATACAGCCATTTTAACCCTAAATACAGAAGTGTCAGCCCAAGTATTATAGCCGCCACAATCCAAACTATCGGATTCATTGCAAGAACACCATTTAAAAGCATTACAGCCGCAGATAAGGCTTTAACAATTGTTATAGCTGTTATTAAGCCTAGGAAAACTATTCCCCAAACTCTAACTTTCTCCTTATTCTTGTCAACCCATTCGCTCATTTGCTGTATTCTTTCAGTAAATTTCTCTACATTTTTCTTAAATGATTCCAATTTCTGTTTCACTTCATCAGCAGTCATTCCCCATATTTTAGTCTTGTCTTTTGCATCGCTTGATTTTGTACTGAAACCAAATATCGCTCCAATAACAGCCATTATTAAATCGCCGATTGCTCCTAATGCAGCACCTAGACTTTGCAATGCCGATTCCCAGACTTTGCTTACATCAGCATTTTCCTGCAAATAATCCTGCCATTGTTTAAACAGATTAAATATCACAACTAATCCAACTGCCAGCAATCCATAAAGAACCAATTTAAGTAAACTTACTTTCGCAATTGCTTCTTTTATTCCAGTTATAAAAGGTCCAATACTTGCCTTTAATTTTTGAAAAACTAGTTCTCCAACAACTAAAGCTCCTAAAACAGAAACTAACTGTAACAGCCAAGGGGCTTTTTCGGCAACCATTCCTATTGCCTCAGCAATTCCCATAAACAGTCCTGCAACTGGAACTAATAAAGGCTCTAACGAATCAAATATTGCATAAAACATACTTGAAATTGTACCTGCCAAAGTTTCAACTGCTCCAGCGCTTCCTTGCATCATAAATTTAGCTAGAATATCGGCTATACCACTGCTATTTTTTATCTCGTTTTGTAATTTTTTTAAATCTTCTATGCTACTATTTAAAAGTGAATTTACTGCCCTTCCACCTTGTACTCCGAATATAGTTTTCAACACTCCGGCTTTATCAGCGTTTCCCATTTTATCTGTTACGCCTTTTAACCGTTCCAAGATGGAAGTTACATCTTGTAAATTTCCTTTTTCGTCTGTAACTCTACCAATCAAATCTTCTAATTTTCCACGTTTTTTAAAATCTTTCAGGCTTTCAAACATTTGATTCAATCCTGTTCCAGCTGTAGAACCCAGCAATTGTTTATCATTTAATTTACCAAGCATTGCATATACAGATTCCATAGGAACTCCTAATGCTTTTCCAGAAGCTCCAACATATTTAAATCCTTCTGCAAGTCTTGATAAATCAGCTCCAGTACTTTTAGCTGCCATTGCTATCATATCAGTAACTTTTTGGGTGTCTTTGCCTGCCAATCCATAAGAATTCATGTGCATTTTTACCATTTCGAGAGTTGGTACAAGTTCTGCATTAAATGCTTGGGCCAAGTTTGCAGCCGACGGAATAATCTGTTTCATTTCATCTTTTTTTATCCCTAAAGTTGCTCCTGCGTTTATAGCCTGTGCTATATCTAAATTATTAAATTTGGTCGCTCCACCAACCTGTCTTGCAAGTTTCCTATACTCTTTTAAATCTGCTCCAAAACCTCCAGTTTTGGCAGAAGCTCCTCGCAGTTCATAATCGGTCTGTGCATATCCTTGTAACGCTTCCATTCCAGCCTGTGTAATAAAACTTCCAGCCTTATACAACGCTCCGTCACGAACTTTGTTTAAAAGCCCCTTAACTCTTTTCGTTGCATTGTCAGCACCCTTTGCAACATTTTTTAAAGGATCTTTGACTGATTTCCCAACCGCTTCCTTCGCCTTGTTCAGCTCATCCATTTTCTTTTTGGTTTCCTGTGCCTGTTTCTTCACGTTGTCTAGTCCGCTCTTAACATTCTTTCCAGTTCCAAGTGATTTCATCATATCCTGTGCCATTTTAAGTTGTGATTTTAATTGATTTCCTTGCGACTGTAAATGTTTCTGCATATGCTGAATTTGCTTATTAAAATTATTTAAAGTAACTTTATCTAATGCTTTGGCTAGCCTTTCAGCTTCCTTTTGCATAGACTGTATCCATTGCTTTGCATTCTTGTCTTTTATTACAAATTCCAACTCATAAGTAACTCCTACTCCGCTAGCCATTTCATCTTCCTTTCTTCATTTTCTTCTGTTCCCGCTCTTTTATTTTCTGTATTTCCGTATCATAGAAACACATCTTTAAAAATGTTTCAAATTCCTTTTCAGGAATATCATTTTTGTTATATCTTTCTAAAAATTCAAATGAATTAAAACTTTTAAAGTTATCATTTAATTCAAGTTGAAATGCCAAGTTTTCAACTTCTGTTATATTTCTTAGCATTTCATCTTTGTTAATGTACATCTTTCCTTCGTAAAAAAAAGCAGGATTTCTATTTAAGGAAGGGATTTCTTACCACTTCCGACAAGAAAGTGGCTAATTCTGCAATTTCACTCGAAGGAAAATCTTCGATTTCAAATTTTGGAAGTAATTTATCGTTTTGAAAATCATTTACTACATCAGCAAATAAAAATACTCCTTTACCAGTCGCAGGATCAACTTCCATTTTGGAATACTTAATCGCTTGTTTTGTTGTTGGATATTTACAAATTACATCTTGAGGTCTTCCGTCCCAATTAATCAAAGTATGATGAAATAATTGATTTGGACGCAATCCGCCTTGTTGTTTCAATCTGTTTCTTTCGTTCTCGTTTCTTCTCTCTTTTATTTCTTCTGCCGTTTCTTCTGTTGTTACGGCTTCAACTACTGCTGTTTCATTCTTAACTTCTTTATTTTCAACTGTTTTATTCTCGTCATCTTGCGTGATGGGCGGCAATCCTCCCATTTCTCTTGACATATTGATTGCTTTTAATTCTTCTTCTGTATATTTTCTTTTTTCTAAATTCATTTCACTTTCTCCTTATATTTCAATATATTAATTCAATAACTGCGATAGTTTTTTACCGCAGTTATTTTTTGTTTTAATTAACCCACAAACTCTCTGCTTTCAGCTTCAAATTCCCAAGTTCTAGCCTCTGTTCCACTCTCGTTCGCAAAGTTCAACCCAGCTTTTTTCTTAAACGAAACATCATTATAGATGTATGTTTCGTTTACATTTAAATCAGTCAGTACTATAAACATCGGAAACAATCCTTTGTTAGGTTTCCAAAGTTTATGTAATCTTTCCATCAATCTGTGTTCTTCGCTTCCATACAACATATTCATTTCGATAGATGTACTTTCGTCTACCGATACATTTACCACTTTTTGTCCACAGCTTGCGATTGTAGAGCTCGAACTTTCTGAGTTAGGATCATCTTTGAAGCCATCCTCGTGTCTACAATCAATCGAATATGGAATACCTGCTGCAGTTAATACAATTTTTACATTATTTACGTTATACTGTCTTTCTCCCATTTCTATCTGCCTCCTTATTTATTAAAAATAATCTCTCCGTCTGTTGTAATTGCTCCAGTAAGTGAAACATATCTAACTCCGTTCAGATAAGTAACTTTTAAATCGAATTTAAATTTCCCTTCCCTGATTGACTCCTGCGTTATTTCATCTACTGTTAAATGCCCCAACTTAATGTTTATCTCGTTGCCGTTCTTATCTTTTTGAGTTATGATTCCAAAATAGCTTCCAGCATTATCCACCATAAACATTCCAGCGTTAGCACCTTGTCTACAACGTTCTCTAATTATTGATTCTATCATCAGTCTTCCAGTATCATTCAAAGGTATTTTATCTTTTCTCACTTGGAAGATTGTTAAATCCTTTTTTAGTCCATCTCTTAACCAAATCTCAATCAACTTCAATTCAATAAGTGTCTTATTGTCTGAATTAAGCCCATTCACAATATGAAAATATCCTCGTGTTGGCTTAGATAGGTAATTCAATCCAGCGTCCCAAAATGCCTTTTGCTCTGTTTTTGTGAAGTTCTCCTGCACAAATACGTTAATTTGCGTAGAATGCACAATATAACTTCCCAAATCTTTATATCCTATCGTTCCGCCAACCAATGCCCCGGTAAGCCAGTTTCCTTTTGCCAAGTTCTTAGCCCCTTCAATAACGAACGCTACATTATCAATATTATTATCCGTCTGTAGTGCTACAGCTTTGGCTGAATTTCCTAATTTTTCATAATTTACAGCTATAAAGAACTGTTTATCCTTATCTGTTTTTGCATAAGCTATAATACTGTCTATATAATTTTTCTCTGCAACTATATCCATATTAGTAATCCAGTTAGTAACCTCGAAAGCGTCCTCATGATCCACGTAAGTTTTCATAAGTTCTGTAAATGTAGTTGCTGTATTGTTTCCATACACTACAACGTTTAACGGTGTATATGATTGTGAATAAGCACTGACTATTAACTTATAAAAAATATGGTTTTCATCTAATCCACTTACATTCAGCTCCAATAAATCCTGTGGCTCTGTAATATAAGTTGGCGATATTGCGAAGTCTTTTGTAAAAAACATTAGACTTCTTACGTCGGCATAAAATGCTCTGTTATTTTCTGATTTTATTTGTACATTATTCAATGTGTTCAAATCATTTCTTTCTATTGCCATTATTCCTCCTTAAAATCTTTATTTATATAATGCTCTGCAAAATAGCTAAATTGCAGAACTTGTTTGTAATATTTTCTGCCCATAAAATTAAAAGGCGTTTCCTGTATCTTGTATACTTTCCGTATCTTTCTTTGATGTTTTCTATCATTAAAGTAATCATTTGTCGCATTTGTATTTGCCAAAAACATATAAAGCATATCAAAATCATTATGTTTCTCTCGTGATTCCAAAGTCAAAAGTGCCTGTATTTCCTCATCATAACAATATTTATCGTTTCCAAAAGGAATAGGACTTCCTGCATCTTCAATATACAGATTATAGAAAACAAGTGGAAATTTAAGTTTTTCATACTGTTCAGCCGAAATTTCATCACGTTTTTCTTCGTTGATAACTTGATTTATGCCAAACTTTTTACAAAACTCTTTAATATCATTCACTACCTCTTTTCTAATTTCGTTTGTCATCTATATTCAGCTCCATTCTCAAAAACTCTCCATAATTTTCTTCAATATTGACTATTCTATAAATCACGCCGTTGTGTTTCAGTTTCATATTTTCAGAAATTTTGAAGCCATCTGTATCGTTCAGAATGTAATACCCTTCTTTCTTATTCGATAAAAAACTTCCGTCCATACTTTGTGAAAACGATAAATTATGTTTTGGCGTTAATACAGCCATTTTCACAGTCTTTTCTATCTTGTTTTGAACCGGATTTCCTAAATCATCAAATTCAACTTCAGAATTTTCTGAATATATAGTTACATCATCAGAAAACTTCCTTATAACTTTTAAAATTTTTCTAATAGCCGCCCTAACTTTCCTGTCCATTATCCACCACCTCTCCCAACAATTCTGCCCCCATTAATCTTAGCGGCGATATTGCTTTTAAAATGCCCTGTTTCAATCATCGGATTGTCAAATCCTTTTTTCTTAATTGTTGCAGGACTGTTTGCTGGACTTTTAATTCTTTCAATCATTGCTTTATATTTTGTACTTGCCTCTGTTCCAATTTTATTAGTCATCGCATCTACACTAAAACTTCCGTTTATAATCTTTGCAACTCCTTCTTTAAAGTATCTAGCCGCCATTGGCTTAAACTGTTCAAAAGCCTTTTGGTTATAATTCCATCCAGGAACTCCGCGGCTAGATCCTGTATCAAGAACATTGGATAACCCAAAGGCATTAAACCCACCTTTAACACTATAATTGGTTACTGTTCCAACTTCAATTTTTTGTTTGTTCATCGCCAGCAACTTTTCCAAATTCTTGTTTTTTAGTTTCTCCTTTATTTTCAGTTTGCACGGCATTCTTATCACCCAGCTCTATAATTTCAATATTAAGTTTTCTTTCCTCGATTTCCTCTTTCGCAATATTCATTCTGCGAGGTGTCAAATCAAGCTCATTATCGCCTTCTTTAAGCAATATGTGATTTAATTTGACAAGCAGAACTTCCCTTTTTTCCTTGTTTTTAAAATTAAACATGATCCGCTCCTTAAACTATTGATACAGTTGTTTCATTTTCATCAATTCCAAGCGTTTTCAACAACTGTTTATACATCATTAAATATTGATTATTTGTACCTGTTTCTTCGATTACAATGTTAGATACTTGAACTTTCGAAAAATCAAAATCATCTAATGAAGTGAGTAAATATCCGAAAAGATATATTTTAAGCAATTTCTCTTTTTCGCTGCTATGTTTTTCTTCAGCGACTTTATAAAACTGCTCAACAACTTCCACACCAAAATC